GCCGCACGGACGCTACGCACCATTGCGTTCAAGACGATGTTCGCGGATGGGGTGCTACGAAGATTGGCACAAATTCCACCGCCACGGAAGATAGCTCAAATTTTCAAACTCAATACGGTTACATATCAGCAAGCGTCAGTGGTTCCGGCACAGCGAATGGTTTCACGGTGGCGCAGGGTGCGAGTGGTACGCAGAATATGGTTCACACCAATATGAGTGCGAAGAACTATGTCGCGTGGAACTGGAAAGCTGGAACCACCGCAACCCAAAGCGGCACACACACCTATGAGCTAGGGTTAGAACTGACTGACGATTCCGGCGATGGCTGGGGGGATTATGAATCGTACACCACACCTCGGCTTGAGGTAATCGAAGGCACTACATCGCTAGGCTACGCCACCATTACCTACGAGGAAACTGGAACTCAGCATTACACAATCAAAACCAACAATCCGGACGCGATTAAAATAGTCTGGGATTATGATTCATCTGACGGAGGGACACTAGGCGAGCAAGGGGTCACGCTTAAAAACGGTGCAACCACGATGGCGACGTGGACAACATCACAGACAGTTACGGACGGCGCTGTACTTCAAGCTCAAAGCACCTCCACGAATGAATCAACAGTAGGAACGCTATCGACAGGCGCACCGACAACCTACCCCGAATCCAACTACAATGCTGATGCTGGGTTTTCCATTGCCAAGTGGACGGGCGACGATGACTCTGGCAGTGAAACCGCAAAAACGGTTAATCACAATCTGGGTGTAGTACCGGAAATGATAATCGCGAAGAACCGGACTAACAACGTATCTTACGGTGGCGATTGGCTGGTCTACCATAAAGACTTGGCTAGCGGTTCGTACCTAAAGCTGAACGAAACCGATGCTGAAACAGCTTGGTACACAGCACTTTTCGATTCCATAACCGCAACAAAGGTAGACTTTGGCAGCGATTCAGTTGCTTTTAATTACCTCAACTTCGGGGGAGACGGAACGGGGACAACTGACGCTGACGATTATGTGGCGTATTTTTTTGCTAGTAAGGCTGGGTATTCAAAGGTGGGCAGCTACGAGGGCAATAACTCGGCAGACGGCCCGTTCGTGTACTGTGGATTTCAGCCGCGCTGGATTTGCGTGAAGCGCATTGATGGTATTGGTTCTTGGATAATCGTAGATACCGCGCGCGACCCATACAACGATGCGGACGCGATTTTATCGGCAGACACATCAAATGCCGAATCGTCATATGCGGCTACCTCCGATTTCGACATTTTAAGCAATGGATTTAAGCTGCGGCATAGTGTGACTTACGGCTACGCTAACCAAGCTGACACCTACATATTCTACGCCGTGGCAGAATCTCCATTCAAATACGCAAACGCAAGGTAAATTATGTATTACGCAAACGACAAAAAACTACCACTCAATCAGGGGTTTGAGCTGAACAACTTAACGTACCCTTCGAACTTCCTGACTGTCTCCAGTAAGGAACAGTTGGAAACCCTAGGCATCACTTGGAAAGAACCGCCCATTCAAAAGTTCAAGAATGAGAAGTACTACTACAATACTGTGGACTCAGAAGGCGTAGTGGTCAGTACTCCGAAGGACTTGGAGATGCTGAAGCGTGGTCTGCTCCAAGGAATCAGCAGAACTGCCCACTTACTTTTAGTTTCTAGCGATTGGATGGCTATTCGGGAGATTGAGGCTGATCTTCCTGTATCTAAAGATTGGGTTGAGTATAGATCTTCTGTTAGAGATACTTGTAACTCACTGGAAGCTAAGATTAAACTCTGTGCCTCTATTGAGGATCTGGAGGCTGTAAAGCAGGATTGGCCGCAAGATCCAAATAGGATGGCCGAAGAAGCCCGAAGAGAAGCTGAAGCAGAAACTGCCCGATTAGAACGCGAGGCACGAGATGCTTAAGTTTGATGATATAAAAGTTCTAGCAGCAGCCACTGGTGGGCTGGGAAATTGGCTTGTGGAGATTGATCTTATATTGAAAATTGGAATTTCACTGGCTTCCCTTGTGTACATCCTACTGAAGTGCAAGCAGCTAGTGGAGGATAAGAACAATAAAAAACAATGAAAGATAAACTAAAATCGAGAAAGCTCTGGATGGCCATCGGAGGTCTTTTGACCGTTATGGCTACTGAGTGGTTGAACCTGTCACCAGCGGTGGCAGAGAACGTGATTGGTGCGGTTATTATTATCGTACCATCCTACATCGGCGGGCAAAGCATTGTGGACGCTCTAAAGGAGTATTCCGCCAAAGGGAAATGATATTAGCAGCACTCAAGGGCTTGGCTGCGCTACCTCGTCTGGTAGACGCAGTTGAGTCCCTTGGGGACATCGCAACGGCACAACTAGCTCAACAACGAAAAGATGAAAAAGACTCTGACGTACTTGATATTATTGCTGCTGCTAGGGAACGCAGGGTGTCTAAGCGTGAAGCTGAACGGGTTCTCCGAGATAGCGGAAAGGAACCCTCAGGGGATGGAGGACGCGACAGCGACGGAGGAGGGAGCTGAGCTTATACGCCAGCTAGGTTTTTATATTAATGAACTGGAACAACAACTAGAACAAGGAGACTAATATTATGTGTATGGGAGCAACAGTAAATGGTCGGAGTGTTATGACCGGAATGAAGACAAAAAAGAAACAAGGAGCACTTGGTCTTGCTAAGGATGTAGCCGATAGCAAGGAAGTCAAAAAAGGATACGGCGGCTTAGCTGGTCGTCTGATTAAGTAACGAAAGATTATTTATTATGCCCACATACCAAGGAGAATCCGAAGACAGCGCCGCTTCCAAAAAGGAGCGGATGAAGATTAAAAAGAAGAAGGAGGAGAGGGATGCACCCCCAGTGAGGAGAGGTCTGAGGAATCCTAACGCTTTATTTAAAAAGCTTCAGATGCAGCTCAAAGAAAAAGGGCGAAAAGAAGCTGAAAAAGTTCCATATAGCCCAGAGTGGTACAAAAAGCAGGATAAAGTAAACCGCAATAAGTCATGACCGAACTAAACGAAGAAGTACTAGGGAGCATCCATACTGCCCTAACGGAAGAACTGCTGAACCGCATTCAGACAGGCGTAGCTACACCTACAGACTTGAATGTTGCCCGCCAAATGCTTAAAGATAACAACATTACGGTGACACCCGCTGTTGGGTCTCCCTTACTAAACATACTGGACGAACTGCCTTATGACGAAAAAGGGACAATCATTAAATCCGAAAGCATTGTTAGAGAAACGCCGAAAGACTCAGAGAGCAGCGTCTCAGAAGTATCGGGATAAGAACTGGGAGTACCGCCTTATAGGTTGTGCTGATAAGAGTCCCAAATATAAGAAAATAGATATAGACCGTCAGTTCTTAACTGATCTCTGGGAAACTCAGCATGGACTCTGTTTCTGGACTCAGGTTCCAATGATAACCTACTCTGAATCTCCTAGACACCCTCAGTTGGTCAGTATTGACCGTATTGATTCTACCAAGCACTATACCTCTTCTAATATTGTTTTGGCTTGTGCATTTGCTAACTTTGGTAAATCCAGTACTGATGTTCGTACTTGGTTTACCTTTCTGAGACTTCTGAGGGAATCCCTGTCAACTCCCTCCTATACCCAGACTCCCACAGATGCTTCGTCAGTACTCTCGCTACTTCAACAACTGCTTCCTCATCTAAGTAAGAAGTCGGAGCAGCTTGATGGAGGAGCTCATGAATAAGGGTATCCATGTACTCCTGAGGGTTCTGTCTTGGGTCAACTTCGATTACACCATCGGAGTACGCTATTCCATAGGCTCTCTCCCGTCCAAGCTTACGATGCCTTACAGAGAGCCTGTTTCTCTTGGCTCCTCCCTCTCTGCCCCATACTGGCCCGTATTTGCTCTTTCTAGCCATCCTAATGTATCCCTAGTGTGTCGACTCACCACAACTACTAAAACCTCTCTATGACCCCCCTACGCTCCAAGAAACTACAAACTAACATAGACCCTCGTGTAAGAGACTTCAGGAACTTCCTGTACCTCACTTGGAAGCACCTGAACCTACCCAGCCCTACGCCTGTTCAGAACGACATTGCCAAGTACGTTCAAGATGGCCCAAGACGTATGGTCATTCAAGCTTTCCGAGGGGTGGGCAAAAGTTGGATAACAAGTGCCTTTGTCGTACATCAGCTCTTATTAGACCCTACGCTTAACTTTCTTGTGGTATCAGCATCAAAAACAAGGTCTGACGACTTTTCTACGTTTACCCTCCGGTTAATTTCGGAGATGCCTATACTTCAACATCTGAAGCCTTCGGAAGACCAGCGTTCCTCTAAGATTAGCTTTGATGTTGGCCCTGCGCCCGCTGCTCATGCTCCATCTGTTAAATCAGTGGGTATCACCGGACAGCTAACAGGGTCACGGGCTGACATCATTGTTGCTGATGATGTTGAGTCGGCTAACAACAGTATGACCCAGCTTATGAGAGACAGGCTGGGTGAGACAGTAAAGGAGTTTGAGGCTATTCTTAAGCCAGAGGGGAGAATCATCTTTCTGGGGACACCACAGTCTGAGGAGACGTTATATAATGCTTTGCTGGAGCGCGGTTATGAAACGAGGATATGGCCAGCGAGATACCCCAGTAAGACTAGGGAAATCTACGGGGACAGGCTATGTCCTACCATATCTCTCAACCTTCAGGACGATCCAGAGGAATACCAAGGTAAACCCGTAGATCCCCTTAGGTTTAACGAGATTGACCTAGCAGAACGGGAGGCTTCCTACGGTAAGGCTGGGTTTGCCCTACAGTTCATGCTCGATAGCCGACTGAGTGACCTCGAAAGGTATCCCCTTAAGCTTAGTGATTTTATTGTTCATCCCTTAGACAGAGAGGTCGCTAGTCCCAAGCTAGTGTGGGCCAGTAGCCCTGATTTAGTACTGAGGGACGTACCCAACGTAGGCTTCAGTGGAGACTACTTCCACAAGCCTATGGAGATCGCTGAGGGTCACGAGAAGTATACTGGGGCTGTTATGGCGATTGATCCCTCGGGGCGCGGTCAGGATGAGACAGGGTACGCTGTAGTGAAGATCCTTGCGTCCCAGCTCTTCGTTACAGAGGCNGGAGGCTTCAAAGGGGGGTATGATAAGACAACACTGATCAAGTTGGCTAAGATAGCCAANGAGAACAAAGTAAACAGACTAATCATCGAGGCTAACTTCGGAGATGGTATGTTTAACCAACTATTGAAGCCTGTGTTGGCTGAGGTCGGGTATAGCGTAACCGTAGAAGAGGTAAGACATAACAAACAAAAGGAACTAAGAATCATAGACACCTTAGAACCCCTTATGAATAGCCATAGGTTAATCTTAGATCCTAGGGTTATTATACATGATTATGATTCAATAAGAACTGCTGGAGGGTCAACTGCGGATAACCTTAGTTATCTTCTATTATACCAGTTGTCAAGACTAACTCGTGACAAAGGTTCACTTAGACACGACGATAGACTCGATGCACTGTCTATGGCCTGTGGGTATTGGGTTGAACATATGGCTCAGTCTGTAGATGAGGCTGTGGACGCTCTTAAGAATGACAGGATCGATAGGGAGCTTGAGAGGTTTCTAGAGGGTGTCGTTGGTAGGAAACCTGAGGGGAACTTATGGATGAACATTTAGAGTGTCAAGAGTTAATCTTCGTCGTATTTGATACAAAAATGTGAGGGGGTATCTCGTATCCTACGAGAAGTCGTAACCCCCGTATACCCCACTCACCGGATTCTACAGGTAACAACAGAATCTCCACTGAATTTCGAAAGGTACACTAGGTAACAACATCCAATGGGGCGGGGGAGGGTCGATGGTACACTAGTTGTGTCTGTCGTTACCTGTAGACAGCCTAAGTTACACAAAGGTATGAACATCATTAATCCTTAGATGCTACTCAAGTCTAACCATCAGTAAGCCTTAGCTACTCATCGAGTCTAACCATCAGTAATCCTCAGGTGCTACTCAAGTCTAACCATCAGTAACTGGTGATGATGCTACTCGATACTATCATACCTCATACTAGGTATGCACAGCACTACCAACCGCTGAGACTTAGGCGTCTCAGACTCTCCCAGTCGTCGTTGGTAGCTTACGCCCAAGAGAAAGCACTTGGGCTCCTCACTGGCTGAGAGCCGCACGAAATAGAGGGGGTAAATCCCGAGGAAATCCCGCGATTTCGAATGCGCAAGCTTACCATTGCGATTGCGAAATCGCTGGGATTTCCTCGTGACGCCCAGCAAGCTGGTCGCCCCCTCTATTTCGCACGCCCTCAGAGCTATTTACCACGTCCGGCGAATGGTTTATACCTCGAAAAACCAGTGGTATCTGGCGGGGTGTGCTCAAAAACCATCCCTCCGCTACCCCGCCAGAGACCACAGGTTTTTCCGAGGTAGAAACCATCTGAAAACCAGCACCAAGAGAAAGCACTTGGTGTTTATATGGTCGCCTCCAGTGGCCGACGCAGGTCGCGTCTAAATAACTCTGAAGTGTCCGTTGATTTTATCACATAAGCCAAGCCTTGGCCTTAACCGCTGGTGTCAAGGGTACACCGAAGCCAGCTTGCCTCATGTGATTTGCGGGTAGGCAAATTGTTTGGTTTGTTTTTTGGTTTTTGAAACCAGAGACCAAGCAAGTCACAGTGTCTAACAGAAAACATACTATCATGAGTGAATCCTACATCAAACTATCCGA